CCACCCGCAAGATCGACTGCGCCGTGGCCTCACTCATCGCCCACCACCGGGCAGCGGTATGGCGGGAAGTAGAAGCCCCCGCCGAGCCTCAGTTGCTAGTGCTCTAGGTCCGGGCGATTGCCTGATTCAACTCCGCCACGAACTCGTCGGCGTTGGCCACCTTCCAGGTGAACGTCGCCCCGGAAGTGATGACCGTGACGTCATCGGTCTTCATTCGCTTCCGGTCGTGATTGACCGAGGAGATCCCCTTCAACGGGATCATCTGCCGGTCGTCCTTGCCGAGCCGCTTGCTGATCGTCCGAACGAGCGTGCCCTCCACGATCTCGACCGATCCGTTCTTTCCGCCTTCGCGGATCTTGTAATCGCCCACCTTCATCTCCGACCTTCGCTGGTGTTGCTACGAGCCTCCCATAAGGAGTCCACCATGTCCTATGAACGCCGCACCGCCTCCGAAGGAGTCGAACTGCGCCAAGAGGGCGACACCCTGACTGCCGTCGGGTACGCCGCCGTCTTCAACCGAACCTCGGAGAACCTCGGCGGCTTCGTCGAACAAGTTGCACCAGGCACATTCCGTTCGACGCTCAAGCAGGCCAACGTGGTCGCCCTGTTCAACCATGAACCCGACCACCTCTTGGGCCGTTCCAGCAGTGGGACGCTCCGCATGTCCGAGGACGACTACGGCCTCCAGTACGAGGTCGACCTTCCTGACACGACCCTCGGCCGTGATGTCGCCACCCTCCTTGCGAGGGGGGACCTCACCGGCTCCTCCTTCGGGTTCCGAGTGATCGGTGATTCTTGGGGAGAGACCGACTCGGGCTACCCGATGAGGACGCTCACCGAGGTCGCGCTTCGTGATGTCGGCCCCGTCGTCTTCCCGGCCTACTCAGACTCGAAGGCCAGCCTGCGATCCCTCGCAGTGGCCCGCTCACTCGACCTTGAAGTTCTCATTCGTGCCGCCGAGGAAGACACCCTCGCCGACGCGATCTCCGCACCGACCACTGACGACGAAGCGGGACCGGGCGACCCCCATCCCATCGTTCGTCACCCCGGTGCAATCCGCTGACCGGGTCACCCCCATCGGCACTCCACCCATCCTTCAATCATGAGGAGACCCTTCATGACACCCACTGACATTCAGGGTGCGTTTTCTGAACGCACCACTGCCGTTCATGCTCTGCGAGCACTAGCCGACGAGGCTCGGGATCGGGAGTTCTCTTCCGAAGAGACCCAGACCTACGAGCGCCAGAACGCCGAGATCGACCGCCTCGATGCGGTCATCGACACCGGCCTTCGCAACCTTGAGCGGGAGGCCAAGGCCACTGAAGCCTTGGAGACCTTCCGCAGTTACGCCGACCTCACCACCCCGGTCGAGAACGCCGTCAATCCAAAGACCGACGACGAGACACTCTTCCGGCAGTTGGTGACCGGTGAGATCAAGTCCTTCACGTCCATGCCTTCTGAGCAGCGCGACATGACCAAGGGCTCGGCCACGGCCGGCGGCAACATTGTGGATTCCACGATGTTTGATCGCATCTTCGACAAGTTGGAGGAAGAGAGTCAGGTCATTCGGGCTGGCGCTCTGGTCATCAACACCGCCTCTGGTGAGGACTTGTTGGTGCCAAAAGTGACGACGAACCCCTCTGGGGCGCTCGTTGCCGAGGCAGCAGCCATCGGAGAATCAGACCCAGTGCTGGGTCAGGTCACCCTCGGTGCCTACAAGTACGCGGCACTCACTCAGGTGTCTCAGGAACTCTTGGCCGACTCGGTGTTCAACGTGGCGTCCTTCGTCACGAACATCGGCGGGCAGGCAGTGACTCGTGCCTTCGGCGTCGACATCTCCAACGGCAGCGGATCAAGCCGACCGCAGGGCATTGCTCAGGCAGCGACCTCGTTCGGCTCCTCGGCTACAGCCACGACCATCACGGCGGCCAACCTCATCGAGGTCTGGTCCACGATGAGCCAGCCATACAAGAACAGCGACACCAAGTGGCTGATCTCGCCAGAGGCCATCAAGTTGATTCGGTTGCTCGTTGACTCCAACGGGCAGTACATCTGGCAGCCGGGACTTTCCTCGGAGACACCAGCCAACTTGCTTGGCTACGGGGTCTTCGTCGACGGCAACCTCGACGCAGCCACGAGCGGGAAGCGTGCGGTCGTCTTCGCCCACATGCCCTCGTTCGCAGTCCGCATTGCCGGCGGCCTTCAGATCGACCGGAGCGATCACTACGCGTTCAACACTGGCTTGGCGACGTTCCGCTACCAGATCCGAGGCGACTCGGCAGGCATTGACGACAACGGAATCGGCTGCCTGACGCAGGCGTAATCCACCCAATCCTGGTGAGGTCGGGGCCTTCGGGCTCCGGCCTCGTCGGGTCCACCCACCCAAGGAGACCCCTTGAAGATCCGCATCCTTGAATCCATCGCGTGCTCGGTCAACGGCGCCCACGGCCCCGGCGACATCGTCGACTGGAAAGACGACAAGGAAGCCAAAAGCCTGATCGCCCAAGGCATTGCCGAAGCGGTCAAGGCCACCAAGGTTGAGAAGGCGACCTCGTCCAAGAAGCACGAGACCGCCACCACTGACTAGGAGTCCTCGTGGCGTACTACGTCCAAGCCTCCACTGACTCGCGCTTCGTCCTCCGCAACTCTGCTGAGACCCTGACCGCGACGTTCTACAGCGGCGAGACCGCTACCGACGCAGACGGCGCCGTCACCATCGGCATCCTCGATGCGGCGGGAGCGACCGTCGTTGCTTCAGGGACCTCGACAACGAAGACCGCCACCGGCATCTACACCTACTCGCTGGCCGGGCAGTCCAACTTGAAGCAGATGACCATCACCTGGTCGGGCACTTGGGGCAGCGCCATGTCCTTCACGACCACCACCGAGGTCGTGGGAAACTTCTACACCACCCCCGCCGAGGTGCGTGCGCTCGACATGATCGCCGGGGAAAGTTCCACCTTTCCCGCAGCCGACTTGGTCGCTGCCATCAACTACTCGACGGCCGTCATCGACGACTTCTGCGGGGCCTCGTTCGTCCAGCGGTACCAGCGCGACGTCCTCAACGGCAACAACGACCAGACGATCCGAGTCACCCAGATGTTCCCCGAGACCCTCCTCTCGGCGAGCGTCAACGGCACCGCATTGAGCGCCTCGGAGGTGTCGAACTGCGCCCTCTTCGAGGACGGCAGCATCACCCGCAAGGACGCGGTCTGGACCTTCACCGAACCCGGCAACCTCGTCGTCATCGAGTACGAGCACGGGGCCGGCACCGAGGCGCCTGAAGACATCCGCTGGTGCGCTCGAACGCTTGCCCGCTACCACTTGCTCGAACAAGTGAGCCGCATCCCTGACCGTGCCGTCCAAGTCCAATCTGAGTTCGGGTCGATCACGTTGAGCCAGCCCGGTGGCCACACCCGGCCGACGCCGCTCAACGACGTGAACGTCCTCCTCAATCGGCACCGCCACCGGCCACCGGTCGCCTTCTAGGAGTGCCAATGACCTACCTCATCGCCGCCCTCTCGACGGCCGGCATCTGCCTGATCGGCTACGGCCTCTTCCTTGCTTGGCCACCCTTGTGCCTGGTGGCAAGTGGCCTGACGCTTCTGCGAGTGACGTGGTCGCTCGACGACGGGGGTGACGAATGATCCGCCGCCTCCTCGGTGCAAGATCCGAACGCCGCAGCCTCTCCTATCAGGACCTCTGGGGACGTGGCCTCGACTCGACCTCGTTGCGGACCACGTCCGGTGAGGTCATCAGTTACGACTCAGCCCTCACACTGTCAGCGGTCTATGCGGCCATCAGGCTGCTCAGTGACTCGGTGTCGACGCTCGACCTCGACGTGCTCTACCGCAGCCAAGGCTCAGAGCAAAAGTTCCGCCCCCTGCCGGGGTGGGTCGGGGAGATGAACCCTGAACTGCGCAACCACGAGGTGCTCGGCCAGATCGTCACCTCATTGCTGTTGGATGGGAATGCGTACATCTCGACGCTTCGTGATGGCACCGGTCGAGTCCTGAGCCTCTTCGTCCTCGACCCGACCGACATCACCCCGACGCTGGCCCCCGACCAGAGCGGCATCCAACGCCTCACCTTCGCCTCGTCGAAGGCAGCCGGCACGGTCTTTGACACTCGTGACATCACGATGGTTCGAGGGATGCTCAAGCCGGGCCAGATCAAGGGCGTCAGTCCAGTGACCGCAGCCCGAGAGATGCTCGGCCTCGGCATCGCTGTCCAAAAGTTCGGGGCTGCCTTCTTCGGCAACGGCGCCTTGCCTGGTGCTGTCGTCGAGGTGCCCGGCCAGTTGTCCGAGGTTGGTGCCCAGCAACTCAAGACTGCTTGGCAAGAAGTCCATCGGGGAGCTGCTAACGGCTCACGGCTCGCCGTGCTGACCGAAGCAGCCAAGTTTTCCAAGATCTCGCTGGCGCCAGAGGAGGCCCAGTTCCTCCAGACCAAGCAGGCCACCGTCCAAGACGTGGCTCGCTTGTACGGGGTACCGCCGCACCTCCTTGCCGACGCTTCAGGGTCGACCTCGTGGGGCTCCGGCCTGCATGAGCAGAACGTGGCCTTCTCCCAATACTCCCTGCGCCCACTCGTCACCAGAGTCGAGTCGGCCCTGACTTCCATCATGCGGTCCGAAGGCATCGCCGTGGCCTACGCACGCTTCGACCTTGAGTCGATGCGACGGGCCACCAACGAGAGATGGGACACCTTCTCCAAGGCCATCCAGACAGGCATCCTGTCCATCGACGAGGTGCGGGCCTACGAAGGGCTCGCAGCCCTACCCAACGGGGAAGGCTCCAAGCACTACGTCCCCTTGAACCTGGTGGCCGTCGACGCCGAGCCGGAGCAGTAGCCCATGGCCGGCTCAACGATGTACGCCGTCAAGGCGGCACTCCTTCCACTCCTGCAAGCCAACTCGACGCTCTCGACCATTCAGTGCTCCTACGGCGACCCCGGTGAAGGCCAACGACGTGAGTCGATCTTCATGGGGGACGTGAACTCCAACGTCCACACCCCTGAGGCCCTCGCCTCTGGCCGGCGGCGTCGACTTGAGGACTACACCCTCGACATCGAGGTCTTCGTCCAGTCCAAGGCGGCAGGCCAGCAAGAAGCAGAGCAACGAGCCCTGGTGCTCGCCAACGCAGTCGAAGACGTGCTCGCCGACTACCCGACGCTCGACGACGGGGTCACCGGCCTGCTGTTCGTCGAGTGCAGCGGGATGTCCATGCACACCGCAGAAGCCGGGATCGACGGTCCCCGTATCCAAGTCACCGTCCATACAACCGTGAAAGCGAGGCTCGGCTGATGCCTGCCAAGACCACGGCGACCAAGTCGGTCGTTTACTCCGGCGGCCTCGACTCGGTCGTCATGCACTTTCCCTCGGCCCACGTCGTGGAGTTTCCCCGAGGTACCTCAGTCGAGGTGTGTGGTGAGGACGCCGAAGTCCTTGCCGACCACCCCGACTTCCAACCGGCCCCCAAGGCCACCACCCCAACCACCAGTCCTTCCAAGGAGGATTCATGAGCAGCATTTTGGATCAGGTGGTGTCTGTAGGAATTGAGGCCAGTTATGGGTCACCTGAGACATCCACCGTCCGTTCCTACGAAGCCAAGAGCGATTCTTGGC